TTGGAAACTGCTGATATTCTGGATGAAAAACTCCAGATCCATCATAATAACCAACTCCACCTCTAAAAGATTTTGAATAACCTCTAGGTCCAAGAATTGTCCATTCCATTTCATAGATTCCTTGTCTCCACCAGTTATCCCATGTTAATAGGTTATATTGTTCATTTGCCTTTAACAAATCATAATAATTTATAGATGGATTTGTGGGATCTTCAAAATCATCCTTAAAATTATTTAAGCCACGAGGACCCGCATATTCTTTACCAGCATCTATGTATGTAAATTCTGCAGAATCCCAACTTCCTATGAAAGAATCTGCATTTAAAATAACAGGACATCCTATTGGAATGCCAGCAAGCGTATTAAAACTCGATAGGTCATCAATATAATATTCATCATAAAAATTTATTATAGATTCTGAAATTTGTTCTCTATTAGTATTGCTAAGTACTGAAAAGTCTTGACCAATCCCGGTCAATCTATAGTCAACCTTTCTTAAATCTTCAATATATAACTGTCGTTCGGTAGGATATCGACTAAAGTCAACGATTTGTCCAGCATTTTGGTCTTTAATAGAATGCTGATTATTCCAAACGTTTAAATTAAATTGTGCAAAATAATCACCTTCTCCTGTAATGTCTACAATTTTAGCCTGGAGTGGCAAATATTTTTCTTGTAGTTTGTTTTTAAGGCCATACAGTTTTATAAGTACCTCATCTGGGCTATAATCAGTCGACTCAACTACAGTTGGAATATCCCACTCATCAACATTACCATCAGCTTCATTTAATCGATAGACAAGAGAAAATCTGCTGGTTTTTTTTAAATTTGAACTTGGCAACTGATTTCCTTGGTTTTTATTTGCAAGAAATCCAACAGTATCTTGATTTGGAAGTGCAACTGCTTGCAGTTTTCCAAAGTTTTCTGCCTGTTCATTAATATTCAACCAATACTCTTTGATCGTTATTTTATTGTAACCGTAAAAATCAATAGCATTTAAGAGGGCTTTATAAGTACCAACAAATGGTTTTATTTGAGATGCTTGTAATAGGAGTTCTTTTCTTTTTTGATTCATTAAAATCCAGTCTGGAGATATCTCCAAAATGTTTGAATCTTTAAGTATGATATACTCTTCCTCAGATAGGGACATTCCTATATTTGATAGAAGAACCCCTAATCTTTCGTCTTCAGATTCAGTTTCTCCATATATTCTTATACTTGCAATTAATACTTCTGGATCGTTATCAGCTATTTCATAAATATCAAGGATTCGGGTATGGTAATTATCTTCCTCACTCATAAGAGCAACGTTACACTTAACAGGAATCATTGAAATATTACTACTAATAATTTTAAATCCATCTGCATTTGTTCCTATTGAGGTATTTGCATTTAATATTGTGTGAGTTTGAACTTCATCTTTTTGAATTTCAAGTACTCCATTAACATTTTTAGCGCTATACATAAATATGTCCTCGCTAAATTCATAACCACTAAAAAATTTGAATTTAAAAGTACTTTTAGTATTTCCTGATCCGATTGGAGTAATAAAACTCTCCTCTCCTAATTTACCTTCTACCTGCTCTAGTATATAGAGCGTCAAAGTCTCGTATAGCCCTGTCGATACTTTCGGTAAATAACAAACTCCCTCCCATATATCCGTGTCAGAATTATATAGAAGGTTTAGGTCATTTGATTCACTATCAAAAAATCTTAAATTTTGTATTTGCATTCTTATTTAACTTTTTTATCGTCTTTTCTAATTGTATATGATTTGTATGCCTTTAAATAAGTTACAGAATCAACCCAATCTGCGACAACATGTTGCATCATTGTAATAAAATCATACATTGTATCATTTCGCTGTATGTATTTTGATAATGAATTGCTTAATATGTTTGTTCGATAATCATTACCTTCGTGTAATCTTTGGTCCATTACCGAAAGTCGAGTATCGTAACTCTTTACTTTACGAACTTTAAATAGATTACTTAAAATACCCATTATAATGCTTTTCTATTTTGAGCCTGGATTCTACTAAAAATGGTATTTGGTACAGCAGGTTCATCAAAGTAAACTGATAGAGCCGCCATTTCTCCAACTTTAGCATCATCTAGTACTGATGCGCCATCTCGATCAACCCATCCTCCTCTGAACAGGGCAACCTCTTCTTTCTCTAAAATAATGTCTCCAAAAGAATCTAGATTAATTACATTTTCTGGAAGTGCTGCATTTGGTTCAAAATTAACCAAGTTAGTTTGTACATTTCTTTTAAAGAAAACGTATTTTTGTTTTCCATTTCCAATATCTTCAAGTGTTGTAGTTGAAGGAGTTACTGTTACAGTTTCACTTACATAATATCCTAATCTTCTAGCAGTCTCCTCCTTTTCAGAAACAAAACGTACATTAACAGAATCAATTCCTTCAACACCTTCCAATAGCGCTATAATATCTGATTTTGGTAAACGATCTCTTCGTGTTATATTAATCAAGTATTGAGAGATTTTTGTTCGAATTTCTCCAAACAGGTTAATTTTGTTATACCCTTCAAAATATCTTACCTTAACGTCCATTCTAAAATATTGAACTTTAGGCTCTACGATCTTAACTTCAGTCGTTACCATTTGTCTACCTGAATTTTCTAAAGTTCTAAGAATTCCATTCTTTTCCTCTTCTGAGAAAAAGAATTCCTCTTGGTGTAGATTAAAATAGTCGTTATTTTTAGTCAGTTTTCTTTTTGTATCTGGTAACATGAATAGGTAAATCACATTGTCGTCATCAATATATCCGTCATTAGTAGTGTTGTATGCGTCTAGATATGAGAACATACCATATTTTGATAGAAATGACTCGTAATTGTTCGGAGTTGCTAGTACAAATGAGTGGCTTTGTAAAGGTGCAATTAATTTAGTAAGTTCAATATTTTCAGGATCAGAACCCATAACAGGAGCAACTGTAAATGAAGACTCTAATAATTTATTTAAGTCACATGAATTTCCAAGAGAATCGAACCCTTCAGTTTGAAATTTAAAATTAAGGTCTTTAGAACCTGATAGATTACCTTTAACTCCATCTGAAATAATATATTCAATATTAATTGTAGAACCTTCAAGTGGAATCATTCCAAAAGAACCATTACCAAAATAAATATCTAAACCTCCAGTTATTCCAGTCTTAACTAGATATCCTTTTGTTCCAACTTGCATATCATATAATGAATCATACTTGCTCCACAATTCACTATTAACACTAATCCGAACTGAGTCATTATCTGTTGGTTTCTTAATAATCACGTTAAATGATTGCAGTTTTTCACCAGTTCCTGTTAGAGTCTGTTTTTCAATTTTACCTTGAATAACAGGAATATAAAGATAATCTGGGCTACTTTTTTGAATTACAAATTGGTCGTTGTTTGTTTTTAAAATATATTCTAAACCATTTTTACTTGCTTTAATTACTGAATTTGCAGGAATATTTAAAGTGTCTCCTTCGATATCGTTAAATGCGCTAGTATTTAGTCTTATTTTTAATTCACCTAGGGCAGATGAACCTCTAAATACATCATGTCCTGCAAGTCTTGCAAGTCCATATATAGATTCTGGGTCCTGCGCCGTTAATATATTTTGTTCAACTGTAGCATCTTCAATATAAAAGAATACTAAATTAGTAATTTCAGCGAGTACTTCGAGTATTTGAGAATATGGTGAAGCTGTTGTAAACAAATCGCTTGATCGACCATACACTCTTGAAATATATGTTCGAGTATCTGCAATCATTTCAGTAGCCTTAATTCTAGCCTTTGATAAAAATTTTAATTCAGTCATCTCATTTATTTTTTTATATAGCGATTGTTATTCCAAACCTATAGTCAATAGCAATATCTATCGTAACCATATTTCTTTCAGTCATTTGGGCAAATTCAACAGTAACGTGCACTGGTATTTTTGCTGCTAATGGAATATATCGTGAAATAGCGTTTTGAACTACTCCTTGTAACATTGTATCATTATACATAAAGGAATACACATAATCTTCAAGGTTAAGCCCAAATTCAGGGTCTCCCATCACATCACCCTTTTCAGTAAATATCAATGTTTCAATTTGGGATATTATTAGAGCAATATCTTCATCGATTTGTAATTGATCTTCGTCGTAATTAGGGTCTTCTAGAGATTTTATGTACAATTCCATAATATTATATATTTGTTTAAGAATGGAACATCCAGTCGGTACCTTCGTCGCTTTTTATTTCTTCAATTAATGAAGATAGTTCCTCTTCACCAAGTCCTTTAATTAGGTCTGGATTTATTTGAATATTTCCAGGAAGAGAGAATCCAAATATTCCAAGTTTTTGTCCCAATGAGATTTTAATCTTCGCAGAGCAATATCTAAAAAATGCTTCATCTCCGAATAGAGCACACTCCGGAATTGTTTGATAAACTTTTAAAATCGTATCTTTTTTAGGTGTTTCTCCCATAAATTTTAATTCATGAGTAAGTTGGCTATAGTGGAAACTATAAGGATTTTTAAAAATTTGTCTAGCTAGGTCAAAAAATGATTCATTAATTACGTAGTACTGTAAATTTTCTGCAGCCTGTCCTGTCTTAGAACCTCCATATATTCCACCCATTAACATTCTTTCGATCGCAAAATCTCCTTGCGTAAAGTTGATGTCCATACTTCCACCCCAAGTGTTTCCTCTTTCAAGTACTGCAAATACTGAAAATACTTCACCACCACCTGTTGTTGGATTCATTCCTGGAAGAGTAAAACTTCTAGTTAATTTGAAATGAGCAGTGTCAAACATTGCTGCTGGAATTACCAAGAAGTTTTCTTGAACTGAATACTCGTAATTTTTATAAAACCATTTCTTTGCTCTTTTAACTATATTTTGAACCTCTTGTTTTGGAAGATTCATCGGAATCATACATGAACCTGTTATGTCAGCCGCAAGTTCATCTACAAATTTATTAAAACAGTCAGTATCCCATGTCGGATCTAGTAGACTTGAATTTCCAATTGCTGTTATATCACTCATCTTTTTATTTTATTTTTATATTGCTCTAGACTTAACAATTTCAACATCGTTAAATTTAGCCAGTTTTTTATCGAATGAACCTTCTCTAAAGATTCCTCCATTCATAGTACCTTTAAAAGTTCCTTTTCCGTATACATAACAATCATGCGCGGTACAAGTTCCATGAACATAAGAACCATCTATTTTAGAACTATTTAGTTGTGTTGATTGATAGAAATTACAATAATGAATATCGGAGCCATTAACATCACATCCATACATATCACATTCGGTAAATTCTCCTCGTAGGAAGCAATTTACAAATTCATACCCTCTAAGGTCAACACAATATTCTAAACGACCTCCATTTACTTGAATTTTGCCAGCATCTGTGTCATAGTTAATATGTCCTTTACTAAGGTCTCCATGCGTAAATAATTTCATTACGCGTTCTTTGACTGAATTCCAGTATAGGTCAACTACTTTAGGATTGTCATCCATATCGACAGTGAACTTAACATTTTTCCAATTATCTCTAATTGTTTTCCAGTCCCTTCTAGCGTCGATTATTCTTTGGTTATCTGCAACTATCTTTTTTAGTTCAATTGCATTTAATTCCGTAAAATCTGGATTTTCGGTTGATTTCCATAATTGAAGTAGGAAACGGTCAACTAAGTAGAGAATTGTAGTTGTTTTCTTTTCCCAGTCCTCTCCTCCAATATAACGGAATTCAAGATAATTTTTATGTCTTTTGTCAAAATTTATCCCGTAGTATTTTGTATCGGGGTAAATAAAGTTCTGTTGATTGATGTGCTTTCCATCAAAGAAATATGTGTCCTCTTTTGGTAGAACAAATTTGATAGATTTTGCATAGGCTGAGTTTTCTCTTTTAGGAAAGAATTTGAATACTTGCTCTTCGTTAAAATCCAAAATGAATTTAAGAACATTCATCTTAGAGATACGGTACTTGTTTTCAATTTTTGATTTATCAAATGAAAGATTTAAGTGAATCGAAGTCCTATCATTTGTATATCCATTTTCTTGAATCCATTGACAAACATTAATTATCATTAGTCTGGCTGCAGTATATGGAAGGGCTCCGGTAACCAATTCAAGAAGTTTTGCTCCACCTGACATATCAGGTTCTATTTTAAATTCATCACGAGTTACTTCAAAATCGCTATGCGCTTTTTCCTCGACGTGAATCTTTTTGCCAAGCAATTTTGCAAGTTTCTTTGCAGTTTCTTCAGCACTGAAATTTGAGTAAAATTCAAATTCAACACCAACTAGAGCATTCTGCAAAATATTAGATTCATTTAGATTATTCATTCAATTTGGATATATTAACTTAAGTTAGGTTATATATCCAAGTAAAAAATAACTATACCATAGAATCTCGTTTTGCCTGCAGTTTTTTAACTTCTTTGGTAACACTTACTAACCATTGTTGTTTTGAAATAACATTAATCTGTTTCCATGAATCAATTTGGCGTTGTATGTTTTTTTCTTGTTCTTGATAGTAGTGCGCTTCATCATTATTATAATTCTTAGCAGCATCTCTTTTTACAATTTCTTCCCAAGTCGGCCAAGCAACTTTTGCCTTTAATTTTAATTCAGTATCGGTTAATTTAGAGTTAACTTCAAGTTCTGCTTTTTGCTTTTCAATACGCAGCTCATAATTGTTAATGTCTTTATTTAGTTGTTCAAGTTTAGACATTTTCTTAATTTTTTCTGCATATTCTTTAGCAATTTGATTAGCTCCAGTTTTTGGAAGACTAGTCTTAACAAGATATCTATAATGAAGTCTTTGTATGTTATGTCCTCCTGCATAAATCGCTTCAGTTGCAAAACTATAAGTAGTTTCTCCTCTTTGGATTTGAGCATCAATTTGAATATTTCCTTTAACACTCTTACGAACGTTCATTGATAACAGTGAATCAGTTGGTTGGGTATACTTTTCAATAGATTTAACCATATCATAAGTTAAATTGATTCTATCATATTCTCTGTCATACTTTGTGTATTCTTGTTTAAAAGTCTCTACAAACCATTTTTCTGTTGCAGCTAACATCTCAATGAGGGTAGGTTCCAATGCATCTAGGATAACATTAACAATATTATCTTGTTTAGACTCGTTAATGAATTGTCCGTATGTTTTAAATTTGTTCATGTTTTATATATCTGTTTTAATTATAATGTAAATATAAACAAAAAAGCCCAGATAAAAAAATCTGGGCTTAAATATTTTCAAAAAGTTATTAACAATTATAGTTTTAAGAATACCTTTCGGGTTGCAACATCCATTCTTGTAATTTGGACGGTGATATTATCATTCTTAACAAGTGAATCAACTTTAATATTATCAGGAAGCTCTGAAACGTGAAGTAATCCAACAATTCCATCTCCAATATCTACGAATACCCCGTAATCTTTAACAGATTTTATTGTCCCTTTAACTTCAACTGGAAAGCTTTTATATTTAGTAGCAACATCTGTCCATGGGTCATTAATTTCTACATGCTCTAATTGAGTCAATGTGATTTTATCGTCATTGATTATTTCTTTAATCTTAAATTCGATAGCATCGCCTGGATTAATTTCTCGGGCTTTATGTTTTCTTGCCATTTCAGGGTTTAAATCATTTGCATGAATCATTCCGGTTAAACAACCATCAAATTCAACAAATACTCCGTATTTTGTAGAACCTGTTACGTTACCCTCTTTAGTTTCTCCAGGAGTACTTCTAAGCGCTTCAATTGCCATTGGAATAAGAGCTTGAAGATATTTTCGGTGAGAAACAATTACAGTTCCTTTTTCAGGAGAGTAACTCATCGGTACGACATACATTTGCGTGTTAATTACAGAACCAAAATCTGCAAGTTTATTAATACCAGCAAGGGATCCTGGCATAAAGCAATCAATTCCCTGTACATTAACAAAGTAACCTCCGCCTGGAATCATACTTGTTACAGTTCCTATGTACGCTGTATTTCCAGTTTCAGCAGATGCTAGAATATCTCTTAGTGTGGCAGCTTTTATTCCAGCTTCAACAGAACCTAATACAAAGCCTCTAGTGCTTTTACTTTTTTCTGCCGTGATTTCAACTGCAATTTCAGTTCCTGGAACTAAACGTGCTCTTGAGACTGCGGATTCTTTTGACAATTGAACGTATACCATTTCACGATATCCAATATCGATAGATGCCCATTCAATGTCTACTGCGTATACTTTACCAGTGTGCATTTCTCCAGCATGTATTACATTTGTTTGATTGTTTTCACTCCAGTGACTTTCCATTAAATTAAGAAGTTCTTGAGCATAGGGTTCTCTTGAATAAACCTTAACACCGTCTGGCGCTTTTACATGCTGGTTTATTTTTCTAAGAGTAGATGGGCAATCTGCAGAATACAAATCCCAATCGAAGTTAGAGATATCGTTAGATTGATTCTCTGTTTGTTTGGTTAAAACGTCTTGTGACATTGTTTTTATTTTAAAAGGTTAGTAAATTATTAAGTTATATATTTGTTTTTTAAAGTGCTGTTGGAGAAGTTCCTACCATCGGAACAGGACCACCTGGAGTTGGTATTTTTCCATTATATATGAACGATAGATCTTTAAGATGTTTTGTGCATGCCGATGCAACTGCCGATGCAACTGCCTTGGTAGCTGTTTGAGTTGCCGAATCAGATTTAGATCCAATACTAATATTCCATGCTTTTTTTAAATCAGCAGATAATGATGCTTCATTTCCATAAGATATTGCGACATAAGTACCAGGATCTGGTATTAAACAAGGTGGTATTGGAGGCACTGCCGCAAAAGGTTGATCTTTTGTTGATTTCCAGTAGTCAAGTATACATTTTGACATTGCGTCATATGCATCAGTACTTTTATATTCAGCGTCTAAACAATCAAATAGCAGATTGAATGCCTTTTTAAATCCGCTTTCAAGTATTGACTTTTTTCCAGCTTCATGAATATTTCCAAATGGAGTTTGCGCTGTTTTAACAGCATTAAAATATTCATTAGCAACAAAAGTACCCATATCATCTGGGCCTTTAGAATCTCTACTGGCTAGTTTTTTAGAAAGATTATCGATGAATGTTGGCCACTGTGCAGGCATATCGTGTTAATTTATAAGGATATGTATCCCAATTATTTATCTTTTTGTTGGTATTTTATATGTTCACTTGAAAGACTTGAAACTGTAGATGGAGTTGGCGGCGAAGGAGGTCCTGAAGGTCCTGTCGGCGTTGGATGAATATGAGCTTTATAGTCATCCAATAATTTTTGTAACCATTTTTCTAAAGAAACTCCGCGAACAGCAGGCTCAGCTTCATCCTCACTTCCCTCTCCAGTGTTGCTTAAGAATATGTTTCCAGAGTCAAGGAATATCTTTTCACTTGTTGAAATTTTAATGAATCCTTTTTCATCAATTTGAATCAATGGACGTTCTTTAGCTCCAGTTCCTCGGGTAATTACCAATCCATCTTCAGGTGAATGATAGATTCTTATATTTCGCACTTCATCATATATAAGTGAAACAACGTTATGAGCCGCTCCTGATTTATCTAGAACATCTGTCTTAAGAGCCTTACTTTGATTAATTTGAAACCAATATTCGGGATGATAGAGATTACCGTTATCAAAACGAACGGCAACCACTGTTCCAACATTTGGAGTATTGTGAGACCCTACAAGGTCTCGATTCATTGGTGTTGCCCATGGAATAGCATCATTAGGTAGTTTATCAAACTTTCCAAATACTTTAACCCTACATCTTCCCCAATTCTTTGGATCTGCATTATCAACAACCTCACCTATCCAATGGGTATCTCTAATGTTATCCTTTTCTAATTCAGTATCTGTTGCCATTATTTATAAATGTTACCTAAGTTATTAATTGCAGCCTGGTTAAGTCCCTGTCCTATTGTAGAACCCGGTTCTACTCCGTAGACATTAGCTTGAATTGCAGCTCCTATATTTCGTCCTGAAGTTGCATTATTTAGTGCAATAGTAGATTCTTGATCTGCCCTTCTTATAATATTTGAAAATACATTTTCAAATTTAGGAATTCTATTAATTGTTTCATCTTTTAATTTTTGAAGAAGTTCTGCTTTCTTTTTTTCAGCAAGAGCTTTAAGGTCTGCTACTGCACTGTCTTTTATACTATCAAGTTTACCTTTGAGTTTATCCTTAGCAAATTCAAGAGGAGTTTTTGATTCATTTGCAAACATTTCTGCGTCAGGGGCGGGAGACAATTGACCCTCTGCATAACTCTGTTTAATAATTCCATTTAATACCCTTGCCTCAACCTTTTCAATTTTTCCATATTTTATCGTAATAGACTGTTTTGCCATCTCAGGATTTTTATTAAGATCTGCAAAAATAGTAGTTCCAGATGCTAAATCAAACTCGCAGTATTTTGCTCCTATCATAAAATATGGACGGTTTTCTGGTCCAGAAATACCTGCATTTTTATTTTCTGTATCGATTTTTGGTTTAAAATTATCTGGAAAACCAGTGATTGCACTTTTATCCAGTTTTGTAGGAATACCATTTATTTTTATATTTCGCACGACCGCAATTGTACGAACCTCTGTGACATATACCCACATTCTAAATTTTCTTAGATTAATAGGGATAATATAATTCCATTTTCTTTCGTCAAATATCGCTCTTCTATATAAGTGCATTAAACCTGAGATTGTAAGATTTAAAGATTCTAGTGTTTCAATTTCAAGTTTTGCATCATCTCCTCCGATATACGCATTTTCAGGGTTATATTGTTGTAATCTTTCAAGTCCTTTTAATGATTGCCAAAACCATGGCAATTCTTTATTAACATCTTGCAGTGTTTTTATAAAATTCTGTAGGTCATTTAATCTTTCTTTATAAAATGTGTTTCCTTCGTCTCTATCTGCCAGATCTTTTAAAAATGCCTCAGCCCCTCCAGCAAGAAGTGGTGAGCTTTCTATATCATAAAAATCAAATAATAGCGCAAAAGAAAGGTACGTTGGATCTTGGTAAGGGTATTTCTTGTAGGAACCCTTTCTAAAATCCATTGGTGTTTTAAAATCTGACATGTATTATATATTATTTTTATATTAAGCTTCGCTATCTAATTCACTCATTGCCGCTTCTTCAGCCTGCTTTATCACTAATTTAGCATCCGTGCCTTTAACCTCACCACTCTGCGGAGATTCTCCTTTTTTAATTGCTTCATTTGCTAGTGTATACTTTCCAATAAAAACGCCTGGATCTTCGCTCCTTATTAATTTCCATACATAAACTTTCTTGGAGCCACCTGACGTTACGGCTCCAGGATTACCTACCTGTTCTCCAGGTTTCCATTCAATAAGTGTCCATGATGAGGCCGCTTTAACCTCTTGATCTTTATAGTTTAATATAACTTCAATATCGTATTTACCTGGTTTATCTTTAAATGTGTTTTTAGGGATAGTAGCTTCAATATTCCATTCTTCGCTGTAAAATCCTTCACCTTTTACTTTATCTTCCATTAAAACATTAGTTTTTGCCTCATAATCAGAAGGTCCCTTAAATATAATTTTAACTTTAGGAGTTTCGGTTACTAATGTTTTATCGTCAGCTTTCCAGGATATTTTTATGTCTTGATCAAGCCAATCACCTAATTTATAATTAGAAACACGTTTAATGAAACTAATATCTAATGAAAGTACTGGTTCTTTTAGTGGTTCTGGCGGCGGCGGCGGCGGAACCGGTTCCGGAGTAGGCGGCGGCGTAGGAGGTGGTGTAGCAGGCGTCGGTTTAGCAGCAGGAGGAGCTACTGTTTCTGGATTAAGATTATTAATTCTACTTGGCCATTCCCTTCTTAGTAATTTTATTTTTTGTTTAACTGACGGATATCCTGCTTTATATGTGTATTCAATACCTCCAACTACATAAAATGCTGATAAAAATTCATCCATCACATAACTTCCAGCGTTAAGCATTGATACTTCATCATCTACGATAGTATCAAATCCTTTTTCTTTTTTAGCATCTTTAATAACTTTATCAGCTCCTAATTTTTGTTGTTGCCCTGTATAAATCACTACAGGTAATTTTTGGAACAAATGGATTGCAGGATTAAAAGATGCCAAATAAACTTCTAGTGACATTTTGTTAATCTCATCCATGTTTTGCGCGTTACTTATTGCTGCATACTCATAATTTAGATGTGTGTGCGAAGTTTCTGGATCTGCGTTTTTTCTACCAGTATATTTTGTTTTAGTCTCACCTTGATATCGGTCTTCTCCTCTTCGACCCTTCATTGGCTCTTCAATATCTGACATTTGTTTACTTGCAAGTGGTTCAATTTCATGGCTTACTAACCCTTCATCTGAATCATTTTCAAAAAATTGAAGGGTTCTTTTATAACCGTTCTTTTTAGTTTTACTACCAGCACTATTTATTAAAGATTGATTCTCAATAAATAGATTTGTACCAATATCTCTTTTGTGATTAGTTAGTATAAGTGGTTTTTTAGTTTGATTTGGTGAATCATCAGATCCATTTCCAGGCATATCATTAAGTTCTTTATCATATGCTGAAATCATCTCTTCAAAAGTTTCTTCTGATTCTAATAGGGTGTTTAAATTAACATAATTAATATAGTAGAATTGGTCGATACAATAAGTCTGGAAACTATTCTCGTCAATATAGGAGTGTTTAACTAAATCTTTCAATGTATCAAATCTACTATTAAAAGGTAAGATTAGGTTCATTTTATCATCAGCAGAATCAATGTTTGTTGCAACTCCGAGTTTTAAATCATTAGCAATTGATTCAATGTGTTCTAGTGATGTACCTACTCCATAAGACTTGCATTCATCTGCATATAAACCCGGAACTTTTATCCTTCCTGAAAAACTATACTTTCCTCCTTTAATATCTGCATTTTGCCGAATCTGGTCTGCGCTTGTAATATCAAAATCAATTCGGATATCTTTGTATGTTGTTTTATCAAGAGTTCCCATTCTAAAATTAATAACATCTCCATCTCTAGGAAACGTATCAATATTAAATAAACCCAACGAATCTGAAATAGTAAGGTCTATTGTTGGAAGAGGCCCATTACAGTTTAATACCATCCTTGAAATATCACTGTCAGAAAAAATATAACCATTAATAGAAACCATTAAAAGGTAACCTTTACTAATATTCACCCTTGTAGATTCTGGTTCGCCTTCGCCAAACGATTCAAAAATAACCGTGTCTAATTTAATAGTAGGTTCTGTTATTGTAAGAATATGATTATTGATTGATGCCATTAAATTATAATTTGACCGTTACCGATTTTAATATTTGAGTCTCCTTCTTTTAAGATATTTGGAGGCAGAATTTGTTTTGCTCCATTTTGTTTTTGTGAAGCCTTTCTTTGTAAGTATTCAATTCTTTTAGCATCCTTAACCGGAAGTCTTTTAGTATCTATGAATTGATCTCTAATTGAAATCTCACTTGTTGTATTTAAGACTTTAATTTCTGGAATGTTTTGAATCGAATTTCTATGATTTGGAATCTTAAGAACATCTCCAAATTTTATAGAAAATGGATTTGAAATACCATTCCATTTTAGAATGTAGTCGCAATAGTCTGCATTTTTATAATGCAATAATGAAATTAAATCAATTCTACCAACTTGATCCTCGGTTACAGTATGTTCTGCAATAGTCTCATTTGTATTTAAAAACACAAGAGTAGGCTTGGTAAACTTAAATCTACCATTTACTATTTTTTTACTATTTAATGTTTTAAATTGCATTATCCGTTGCTTAATTTTCTAAAATTGTTTACAAACATATCTGATTTTTTATCTTTTCTGTCCTTATTTCCATAAGCACTAACATCTATTGTTTTATTAATATCTGCACCATCATCAGGTTGAACATAAAAACGGCCTCTTCCTGCGTTAAACATTGATTCAATTTCAGCTTTATCTCTTGGTCGACCTGGTTTTAATGTAATAACGGCAGTCATATGTTCTGGAAAATCTTGAATTCCCATACCGCCTTCAAATGTAATTTCGCAATCTTGCAAACATAAGTTACCAATTACCATTATTGGATTAAGAGGATTTCCTACTGTTAAATGCCATTGTCCGGTTGGGTCTCCAGTAAGCAATGAAGCAACAGCGTTGGATCCTTGCGGCGTATTAAACATTTCCATTGCAGCTCCTCCAATAAGATTATTTAGGAACTTATTATCTTTAAGAGCTCCTAATGCAGCAGTAAAATCACCTCGCATTAATGCACCCGCAGCACCTCCAATACCCTTACCAACTCCTGCAAACATTTTACCCATGTCATCAGCAATACTTCCGGCAAATCCAAGATAATCTCCTTCTCGAAGTTTTTGTAAATCACCTAATGGGTGTGCAACTGCGCCATCGCTAATATATCTAACAGAACCTCCCCAAAAAGGTGCATTGTTATATGTTAACGCTAAAATATTTGCAAGTTGGTCCATCATCATCACTTTAGGATTTGCTCCTTCAAATGCCCTTAATTCATATTCAAACTTAAGTGTAAATGTCTGATCAAATTCTAGACCTTGCTTTCTAACTAATACTTTTTTAATCACGTTTAATGGACCAAAAATATGATTTGGGTATGTTTCTTTAAATGAATCATAACCTGCATTTTGTTTATTTGCATTTGATTCAACTGCATCTCTACCCGCACCTGCATTAGCCATTGCGGATAGTATCATATTGTTTTGAACCATATTTCCAAATGAACCGGAAGCAGCTTGTTGTTTTGACGGTTTGTCTTGCACGGCCGATTCTGCCTCATCCCATCCAAATCCATTTTTGAATTTTATTATATCTCCTATAGCATTACCAGGTGCTTCACCAAGCCATGTTACTGCGCGAGCAATATCTGGCTGTTGGATACTTACTTGTGTTTTTCCATCTTTATCTAACCCTTTCGGAGTTATAATATCGTCAGCCGCCGGATACGCAAATCTACGAAGAGTAATAAGCATATTGTTTGGTATTTTATTATAGTATTTTGCCAATGCAAAATCTGAATATTGGTATCTATATGCGTAGCTATCGATATTACCCGCAGCGTCAGCTCCGCCAGAAATAGCTGAAGTTCTTTCTATAATTTGAGTTACTGTTGGATTTTGAAGAGTCTGTATATCTATTTTTTGATATTGCAACAATCCTTGCTCATTAGTTGGGTCAAATCCATTTTTTGAAATGTCCAATGGAGTACCTCTATAGTTAATTAATGAATATTTATTAAAAGCCGAATATGGTTTTTTACCGACGTCAAATCTTTTGCCTTTTGACGTCGGAGATGTTGATATATATATTTCAGAATCTACGTGATCGTTATAATATGTCGACTTTCCGGGAGTGCCGCTTTTTACCGTAAAAGGATTATCTGTTTTAATTGTGTTTGTGCCATCGACTGCTCCACTTTTTTTATTAGTTGCAACAGGTTTTGCAGGACCCTTTGAACCAGAGTGTACACCATCAGGATTTGACCCATCTAAATTTTCAAGGTCTAATCCAGTTACATTTTTAACAGCACTAATAAATCCCTTTCCTATTGAAGAATCTTTAGTAGTTTTAAATGCTGATCCAGCCTTTTCTGCTACTTTATCAAAAAAACCTTTTGCTCCTTTTACCGGGTCTAACGCCATTCCTATTAAATATATTTGTTTAAGTATATATCATCAAAACAGGCTATTCTAAATTATCGTAATCAATAGATAGAGGTCTATATAATAATTTATCAAAATAATCCCTTTGGGTTCCTGCTCTTTTATCTAAAAACTTTTTAATATGAGCCTCAAATACTCCTCGACTTTCATAGTAATATTTACCCTTTGAATAGGCTGACCGGGTTGTAAGTTCATAAAGGTCTCTAATAGACTTTTCAACTAAGAAGTCTTGGATATTGTTCTGCAACTCATTAAGTTCATCATAAGTTCGAACACACATTACCGAGTCGACAACTATTAGAAAAGTTTCCCATTTTGAATCAATATAATTCTGAAGTTCTTTTACACTAGATATTTTTTGTCTTGAAATTCTAAAGATAGTATTTCCACCCTCAAATGATCTGTCAAATTTCATATCAAACATATATCTTTTAAGAAAATCAATGTCGTCATAAAATTTAACAATTCTAATCTGATATCTTGGCATTTTATCATTAAACTCAATATCGTGGATTATTGCTTTAACTGGGAAAACAATATTACTATATCGATTGTTAGTTATTAAAACATTGATATATTCACCCTTTGAAAAAAGTTTATGTCTAATCATTTTGTATTAATTTAACGCTGTCAAATTGAGATATTATTTTATCATCAATATTTTTATTTTTATCAATGACGATTAAAGAGATTGAGAATTCTCTCTCAGTATTTGTTTGGATTAATTTTTTAAAGTTACCTACAATATCAGAATCAAGGCTTCTAAAAACATAAATTACGCGATCTACATCCTTTGTATCGGAACGTAAGCATCGCGTAATTTCATTTATTATTGTTAATCCAATAATTGAGTCATTCGGGTCTCCACAGTATGGGTCAGCTTTAATAAGTTTATTTTTAATACTAAAAAAGTCGATTATTTTAGTCGACTCTTTTATTGTACCTTTAATAAACCTGTTAAAATCTCTTCGTGAAGGGCACCAAATGCAATCAATTTGTAGGTTGTTCATTAACTGTTAACTTGCCACCCGATAATTTTTTAAGATCGGACTTAATAGCTTCTATTTTTTCATTTTTATCTTTATCATTTGGAATATAATCAATTCCCCATGATTCAATAATTTTGATTTGGTTTTTACTTTTGGAATTACCAAAAGAAAGGCCTATGTCGATGCAAAGGTCTTCAATGAATTTAATTTTGGAAATTTGGTCAGAGAAATCATATACTATTGTTGATTCATAACTTTCTCCTCCAGCATTTATATTATCATCTACTACCGTTTTAATAACACCATTATCTGCTAGTGTTATCTTAACTGTTTGCATTTAATCTCTCTATTAGTGAATCTTTAGCGTCCTTCATTAATTTTCTAGCAGCTTTTTTGTCTTCTCTAAGAGTTTGTTTATTTTTAACAGACGATATAAAAAATGCCTCGCTTAGCATTTCGATTTCGGCATCATTATATCCAATCCATCTCCAAGTGTCTTTTAAACTTTCAGCTTTTTGCGCTAATTGTTCTTCTAATTGGTCCATAATTCTTTTTTCATGGGCCTCTTTTGCTTCTTTAGTGCTTGCACGTAAGCTTTCTCTTAGTTGAATTCCTTCAGGAGAAAGTGGACTTAACATGTTCTTGATTTTTAAATAACCCATTGCGCTCAATTGAGCTCTTCTTTGTCTTCTAGAGACCGTTGCTGTTTTAGTCATTATAGTAATTGTTTATAAAAATTGATACTTCTTCAGTTAAATATTCTTGTAGTTTATGTATCTCAATTTGCGACACTGCCACTTTTGCGATAGTTTTAATTAGTTCTTCTCTGTCCTCGTCCGCGTTATCTATTAACATGTCAAATACTTTTTTATTTGGTATGTTTAAGTTAATTTTGGCTTCAAAAGGCTCAACATTCTTTTTAGACAGTTTGTTAACTAATTGTTCTAATGGAGATTCTTTAGGTTCAACGTGCGCTATTTTAGTAGTTGGTTTTTCATTTTTTGTTACGTTAATTCCTTGTGCCATTCCAGATAATTGATCTATTCCTGGAAATGGAATTACTCCATCTATAATCTCTTCTAAAAATTCTGGTAAAACATTATTGAATATTCTACTGCCATCTGTAAAGTTTGTAAATTCTCCATCATTAGATTCGACTTCTACTATTTTACCAAAGTCATCTCCAGTTTTCCATTGATATTTTTTTACAGTATCTTTCACTAGTTCCATTTTTAATGTATTTTTATAATTATATTGTTTTTTGAAAAAATGTTTCCTAATCCAATTCAAAAAAAACTGAATCACTTTCATTTTGATATTTGTTTTTAAATTTATCTATGTAATCTACCGACTTTGAACTACCAATTAATGCATCTACATTTTTCACATATCTTAAATAAAATAGTTCACTACCATTACATTTAAGAAATTGCTTAAGCTCTTTTTTTGCAGGGACAAATATGTTATTAATGCTCATTCCATGTTATTACTTGTTCAACTTCAATTTCTGCTCTTTTAAGTAGTTCAACACCACTCATATCTCTATAATCTTCTGTGTAGTATACTTTTTTGATTCCAGCTTGTATAATTAATTTTGCACAATCAAAGCAAGGACATGTTGTAGTATATAAATCAGCACCATCACAGCTCATTGTAGATTTTGCAACTTTCATAATTGCGTTAGATTCTGCATGTAAGACTTCTCTTTTTGTTACACTTCTATGGCATATACAACTATTATCATGAGGCATCGTCCAGCCCATATCTTCTAACATTTCGGCAGCGGCTGGATTATCATAATGCCTAGTTTCAACATCTTCGCATTCATTTTCAAATCCATGGGGAGTACCATTATAACCAAATGAAATTACTTGTTTGTCTTTTACAATAACGCATCCTACCCTTCTACGTTCAGCATAACTAAGCTTTGCGAACTGATATGCAACTTGCATATAAATTATTTCTGTCGGAATTTTTGGCATAAAAAAAGTCTATATATGTTATATTATATATAGACTTTTTATTTAGTTTACCGGTTAACCGGATTTATTATTTAATATCTTCAGCGTCTGTAGCAGCAGTAGCCTCTTTACTTTCATTAATTTTCTTAGTAAATGCTTCAGTCATTTTGTTTAAACATGCCTCATATGCTTCAGATGCCATGTCTTTTTTCATTTCCTTTACACAATTAGATGCCATACCTGCAACAAGCGATGCATTTTCAGCCATGTAAGTTTCTACAGTATGCTCATCATGTGCATCTTCTTCCCATGCTTTAGCCTCTGCAATAACTGCCTCATAACAGTCTTTTAATAGTTCTGAAACCGGTTTGGTCTCTTCTTTGATTTTTTCAGCGTCATCTCCAAGGTTTGCTTCTCCAGCTTCGTCTACACCTTGAACCTCTTCTGCTTCTGCTTCTGCTTCCTCTTCAGACTTAACTTCAGGTGTTCCTTTAGCAACAACGTCTGCTTCTATTTCCTCGGCTCTGTCCATTTCTGAAACAAATTCCTCGAATCTTTTAATACTTGCCATAATTTTATTTGTATTTTTATTTAGATTTTATATATCTTTATTTTTTAAATAACTGAAACTGTCTGAAAGAAAGTAGTCCCGGAGTTTAAGATAGTGTATCAATATAAAAAAAACTGAACCTCCCGGCATCAGGATTATTGTTGCTAATCCAAGAGTCTTAACCAGATTTTTTAATTGGTTTGCAAACTTCTTACCCTCTTCATCGGTTAAAGGTCTGTGTTCGATTACGCATGTTGTTAACAAATTTGACATTGATTTTGTTTCAACGCCCTCTTTTTTAAGAGCCTCTAAAAAAAGGTTAATATCCTTTTTAATCTTTTCTAACTCAATCGTTTTACTTTTCACAGAGTATATATTCTTTTTGGTATTTTTGGAGTGCCAATTCTTTTGCTTTAGCCTCGATTTCTATATCTATTTCCATTCCATAGGTGTCAATAAATTCATATAAGTAATCAGCATGTGCTCTTATAATAACAGAAGCATCTTCGTGAAGTTTTTTAGCACTTGAATAGTGACACAATTGACGAATGCCTTTAGGCCAAGTAGATGCTGCCAAACGAAGGGCATCTTGTTCAGACATAGGGTCTTCATAACATCTATGGTGATGGTAATCGAATGTGATTGGAGTACCAATTGCTTCATAAATTCGATAAAGGTCATTTACAGAGTATTGTGCAGGTTTATCGTCATTTTCCAGGATTAAACGGGACTGGGCAGAAGGTGATAACAATTTAAAGTTTTCGATAAACCTTAGGATTGCAGCCTCTTTGTCACCGTAAGAACCACCAACATGGATATTCATAGAATATTGTGGAGTTGCCGGAAGGCCCATGGTATCGAGTATAAATGCATGTTGATTAAGTTCTTTGATAGAATTATCGACAGTTTTTTGATTTGGACTAGGAAGGACACAAAACTGACCAGGATGAAAGCCAATGCGCTGTCCGTATTTTTGTACTAGAGAACCCGCACCTTTTAGTAGGTTTGAAATTGTTGGCCAATTTGGCAAATCAGTAAGCTCGTATTCGGACATCCATGGAAACATACTAGAGGACATACGGTATAGCGTAACGCCGTTTTTGTGATTCCATTTAATAATTTCTATCATGTCCCGGATGTTTGCTTCGGCAAGTTCACCAGCATATTTGATACCTTTTGTATCAAATGTTTTTTTAATCATTGAACGCCCGATTTTAATACCACTCTTGTCTAGAGTTAGATTTATGCAACAATATCCGTAGTTAGCTCCCATGTATTTTATATAAAATTAATTTAAAAAGTTTATAGAGTTATGAATACCACTTCTTCTATGTTAGGTACTGATTCATACCAGATTCCATATTTACGTAATAATTCGGTAACAAATTGAGTATTGAAATGGTAAACAAAAGCAGGACCCATTGCGTGCTCTGTTGGATTTATGTTTAAAAATCCACAGTATTCAGGATGAGACTTGTCAAATTGATAATCATTTGCAATATCTTTAATGAATTGCTCCATTTCTCCTAATGGTTCCTCATCAAAATAAGGCATCCCAATATTATACATTAATTGACAGTAAAATTTAAGAGCCTTAATGTTAGTACCATCTGCTCTACCGATTGCACCTTGTAAATCATTATCTACTACTGCTTGAACAAATCCACCACCAGCATATCCAACCTGCCATTTGGTACATAAGATTGAAGTTCCTATTTCAACAATGTGTGCATTTTGGCAATCTGCTTCAGATAATCCGGCATGAGTACCGTTTTCTTTAAGATATTTTGCAACTAATTCTTTTACTACTTCTATTTTTTTGAAAGTTTCCATATTAATAATTTGTTTGAGGTTCGTATTTAGGGTAACGGTTACATGTATCGAAGATTCGCATTACTTTTGAAGCCATTTCGGTAGGTAATTGAAGAGCTTCAATTTGAATTTCGGCATATAAATATCCATCAAATAAACCGTACATCATGTTTTCCAAGTTTCTAGAGTAATCATTGTCTCCAATTTCTCTAATGGTATCCATAATTTCGCTTCTAGTTTCTGCTCCCATGTATTCGTGTCTATCAAATCTTGTGTAACTCATAATATTTCTTTGTTTTAATTAGATATGTAAATATAATCAAAAAAACCCAGATCCGAAAATCTGGGTTGTTAAAATTATGTTAATTTTTTGTTAAAGTTATTTCCAAAATATTTGCACACAAATTATGATAAATGAAAGAACTAAACATATCAATGTTTTAGTATTTAAAGCCTCACCTGTTATTAAATATGTTAAAAGAGAAAAAGAAATCATCCCCATTACAAACCCAATAAATCTTCCGGGCCATAATTGTCCATCATAATATTCTGCAATTAATCGAGTAGCCTCTATAAAAATATATGATATTGTAGAACCTCCAATTATAGCTACTAAAACGGGATTTCTTTTAAACCATGGCCACATAAACTGACCATTTGTCTGGAACCATATAAACGATTGTCCAAATAGAAACAATAAGATTCCATATATTAATGCTCTCAAAATAAGGTTCCAGTTTCGGTTAATAGATGAGAAATAAAACTCATTCTATGTTGCTTGCTTGGACCCAACGACCTAATTGCATCAATATGCGAGCGGGTTCCATATCCTTTGTTTGAATTCCAACCATATCCCGGAATCTCAATATCCAAATCTTTCATTATAGCATCCCGTTCAGTTTTAGCTAGAATGCTGGCAGCAGCAATTGAAATATATTTATTGTCTCCTCCGACAACAGTCTCAAATGGTATTCCTTCAAAGCCATGGAATTGGTCTCCATCAACTAATATAAAATCAAATTGGGCATCTTTTTGGACCTCTTCTAGACAGCGTTGCATTCCAATTAAGGTAGCTTTTAAGATATTAGTTGCCTCAATATCTTCGGGAGATATATGTTCAATGTGATATGCAATTGCGTTTTCCTCGATAATTCGACGAGCATCTTTTCGCTGTTGCTCATTTAATAGTTTTGAATCTTTGATTAATGGGTTTTCAAATCCAAATGGCATTATACATGCGGCAACCGTAACAGGTCCACTTAGTGAACCTCGGCCAGCCTCATCAATACCAATTTCTATAATTGATTCATCTCCTGAATAGGAGTGTTTAAGTAGTATTTGTCTGGTTTCCATCTATATGTTTTATACGTATTATATAGATGGATTCCAGTTTGTTTCTATTTTTCAGGGTTTTCAACTCTCCATTTGTCATATCTGTCTACAACGTCTTGAAGTATTTTAGCTCTTACAATATCTTTATTCTCAAAAACATGTTCTCCTGTTCCTCTGATTCCCTTCATTAATTGCATGAATCCTGGAAGACCTGCGCTAGCTTTTGGTATATCATATTGACTAATATCACCAGTAACCAGAACTTTAGAATTTTTACCCATACGGGTTGTAAATAACATTAATTGTTTAAAAGAAGCATTTTGTGCCTCATCTAGAATCATAAATGAATCATCAAATGTATCACCTCTCATAAATGCAAGCGGCTTAAATTCAATAGCACCTGAAGAGATTAATCCTTCAGTTAATTCATCACCTACTATCTTTTTAAAATTTGAAATATAGGATTGCATGTATGGGTCAACCTTGTCTGCAATATCTCCAGGTAGGAATCCAAGTTTTTCTCCAGATTCTTGAATAGGTTTACATAGGATAATTTTTGAAACTGCTTTAGTTGCTAATAACCATAGTGAAGTATAACATGCAGTAAATGTTTTCGAGGTACCTGCTGGACCTGAACAGAACGTTATTTCATTTTTTTTGATTTTTTCAAAATAATCATATTGTGAAGGTTTTAATTGTACGCCTACTAAATCTAATTCTTTTACTACTGTTTTTTTAGGACGTCCAATTGGAGCTTTTGTAGTTGTAGGTTTTGCCTTAGTCGACTTTGTTTTACTTTCCACTGTTCTTTTTTGCATACAAATTTGTATATATTTAATCACCGGTCATTATGACTAGTTCTTTTAATTTCTTGAGCGATTCGCATTTTTCATATTCCTCTAACTCAACAAAATATTCTATTAGGACATCTACGAATTTGCTTCGCTGTCCGATTCCATGTGGAATGTCTATTGTATGACTACCATCATTATAAACAACAAATCTATTAATGGTTTTAGTAAAATTTCTAGTAAGTATATAGTAGCTGGATCTCATCAGAGAATCTCTTTCCTCCCCTGTAATATCTCCCATCTTGCCTTAATGTTTTTAAAAGTGGCTATAGCCACATATAATATATATTTTTAGCTAAGCACTTTTAATATAACCGGGCTAAAAAGGTTACTATATTATATTATTGACAACTTTTCGATTATTTTTTTGAGTTCTTTACATTTTTCATAATCTTCTTTATCTTTAAAGAAATTAAGAACCGTTTTTACTCCTTCTATTTTTTCTTCAATGGTCCCATCATGCTTTAAAGCTCCCATTTTACCATTGACAATAGAAGAGTACATAACATCCATCATATCTTCTTTAGAGGCTTCATGGAGTCTTTTTATGAATTTTCTTGATTCTTCCGGGCTTTCTTCGATGCTACTCATTTTGATTTTTTATCTTTTTAAGTAATTCTATTTCGTTTTCGGTTAAAGTTATATGAAGAGTTCTAAGCTTTACCATAAGATTTCCGAATCCTTCTGAATTATATATTGGCATTCCTTGCCCAACAACTCGTAGTAACTGCGACTCATGAGAACCTTGGGGAACTTTAATTTTAATAGTCTTAAGTTTGGTGCGGATTTCAAATTCTCCTCCAAGTAGTATATCAATCCAACTTAAGTTTAAGTCAACATAAATATCACTTCCGTTAACAATAAGTTCAGGGTCTGGTAAAACATTGACAATTAGAATAATATCACCTGGAGGTGCGGATGAATTTACAGGATGGCTAGCTCCTCTACCTGGAATTTTAAGTTTTGTTCCATTCAAAATTCCTCGAGGTATATTGATATTAAATCCACCAGTACCGACATCAATATATTTTCGGGAACCATCATAAGATTCTTCAAGAGTTATGTTAAGCATAACTCTAACATCAGATCCTCTTGCTTCTCCACCAAATGATTGATTAAACATATCAGCAAAATCTCCACCAAATCCACGAAAAGCATTCGCAAATGGGTTTGATGTGCCTTGATATCCATTGAAATTGTTAAAGGGATTATTTACTCTAGATGGATTATCATACTGCTCTTTTTTGACAGAGTCAGAAAGAGTTTCGTATGCTTCAGATATTTTTTTGAATTGTGTGTCGTCTCCCCCTGTCTTGTCAGGGTGATGCTCTTTTACAAGTTTCCTATAAGATTTTTTAATCTCTTCAGGAGTAGCATTCTTTGAAACATTAAGAGTTTCGTAGTAATTCATTAGAGTTTATTTTTTGGAATTTCTAACTCTAACCGTTTGCTTAACGACAGGAATCGTTGCAGATTTTACCTGTTTCTTGCCAGCTTCTTTTTTCTCAGCAACTAGTTGTGCTTGACCCTTTCTATAAGTTGCAATTTCTCTCAATTGCTTGTTTTCCATACAAATTGCAATTCTTTCCAGACTATCTGCAATCTTTTTTAACAATTCTTCGTTCATATCGATATACTTTATTAGTACATTATATATTAAAGAAAAAAGGTCCTATTGGACCTTTGCTTTCTTAAGTATTTTATTTATCTTTGCGCACTTTTCATACTCTTCACGCTCTTCAAAGAGCTCTAACATATCTCCGAGAATTTTAACAATAGGTTTAATGTCAAGTTCTTGTTTTTCCATTAATTTAAAATCAACTCCTTTAGAAATTATTGATTCATAATTTTCATTTGCAAGTTTGATTTTTAAATCATACATTACGTTATTCATTTCGGCTTCTTTTTTAATAGTGTCAATTTCGTTTTCTTGTTCTTCAAATAGATTGTTAAAGTCTTCGTCCATGATTATAAGGTTTTAATTTGATATGTAAATATAATACAAATTCCTAACACGGTAAAACTTTTTATCAAAAAGTTATTAACAATTTAGAACGGAACCTCATCAACCATATCCATTCCTGAGATTTTAAGCATTACATTCATAGTTGCTTTAACGTCTCCTTCACAATATGTTTTTATTTTTTCAATATTACCATTCCAATACTCTTCAGTAGTACTACTTGCCTCCATTATAGTTTTAGGAGATGGAATATTAAGAGTATCACAAATCAAATCTAGCGATGCACTATTCCAACCTGCAAATTTCCAAATTTCATAAGTATCTACAAGACAGTTTTCCCATGGTTTTTTCTTTTGCAAGTGGAATTGATGAGGTATAGCAACTCCATTTACAATCGATCTTTTTATTAGATATGGAAAATCAAAGTTTTTAATATTATGCCCAGTAAATTGAACAGAAGGACTTTGATTAAAAACAGCTTGAGCAGTTCCCATAAATTCTTTAAGAATTTCCATTTCACTGCCTTTATAGAAAGAACGAATTTTTGAACTTATATAATTGTCTTGGAATTTAATTTGTCCCATAGAAATTACAATAACCTTACTAAATTCTGGACTAAGAGCCGCCATGTGAATATACATTTTAGCATCAGTAAGTTCTGCTAGATGCGATTCAGTATTTCTATGCTGTTCTGCTTTTTTTGCCCAATGCTTTACGGCACCTGGTCTTTTAGTACAGAATTCTTCGTAAGTTGGGTATTCTGAAGAGGTTTCAATGTCAATAAATAACATTGACTTAAGTTCGCTATTACTATACATTCTTTGTGTCGTTTAAATCTTTAAAAATCTTATAAATCGATATTGGATATACACATTTTTTTACACTCTTGTCTGATTTCTCATTCATCCAATAATGTGGAACTCCATGTAGTTTAGTCAATGAATCAATTACAGAAACTAATTGACCATACATAAGAATTCCTGCAAATTTAAAATAATAGTTCTCACCAATCTTTGGTTTAACTACATAAATTTTAGGTTCTTTTTTATCTTTTGCCATATATTAATTATACACAAAAAAATAAAAAAGTTTAAAGATGCGTAGTATCGACATGGTCATGCGACTGTCGAAGTTTAAGGTACCTATCATACGATATTGTCATTTCAATCCATCCTCCTGTGATTGATTTAGGTACTTCTTTGTAGTCAATTATATAATGAGGCGGTTCAGCAACTCTATCTAATAAGAAATCCATCATTAAGTCAGATTCTCTATTATGAACCCATATTTTTACAAATGTATTATTCATTTTCGTTATATATTATATTTGCTGCCATCTCTTCTTGAACATATCTTGAGGCCGTATTTAAAGGTGCCCATGGACATTCTTCATATGCCCAATCTTTTAAGCCTAATTCTTCAAATCTATTTTTAATCTGCTCGTTATAATAATAGCTTATTGTTCTTACTCGTCTTTGGATATCTGCTCTAGATAAATTGTGTGTGTTTTGTCCATTTGCATTATTGTATAAGAATTGAACATACCCTAATTTTGGTATTTTACAAGTTATTGTTTTTAAGAAAGTTCTTACCACCAATTCATAATCATCGGCTATTACAAGACTTCTATTATGTCCTCCAATTTCAAAATAAGTAGATCGTCTCCATGCTCTTACATGATTTGGCACACCAACTATATGTCTAATTGTTTTAGGATTAATATTTTGTTGATTAGAAACATCCATCATCTTTCCAGCATACTCTTCTTTTCTATATGATCCGTATCCAAGTGCAAATCCTTCAGGATATGTTAAAGAATTCCAGTTCTCATCAACTTCGCACGTGTCATTAAAAAAGAAGCCGGCCTCTGGATGTTTTTTAGCTGCTTTATAAAGGTCTTCAGTACACCATGGGACTAGCAAATCATCATGGTCTAATTCAGCTAAAATAAAACCTTTAGCCATTGCACAGCATCTCCATTTAACCTCACCAATATTTCCACCACTTTTTTCTCTAAAATCATAAAGACGTACTCTTGGGTCTTTTGCTGCAATAGATTCAGCTATTTTTAATGTTTTACCACCATCTGTAGAATCATTTACTAGTACCCATTCCCAATTACCATAGGTCTGGTCCAGTAGGGATTGATAGGTATTAAATAGCTTTTCGCCAGTATTGTATATTGGGGTAAAGTATGAAATCATTGAACTGTCTTCTAATCCATCTGGGTTCAACATACTTTCCATCGAGCACTGGTACGCTGCCTGACCAACATCGGCTGAAGAAACTTCTTCTTTAATGTTTAGCCATTTTCTACGGAATTGGAGTGAAGTGCTAGCAAGTTCAGGGAATTTTTGCCAAGATTCTCCTCTAGTTATAATAACATCTGGTTTAAATGAAGCCAACGATGTTGTAATATCTTTATCACTCTTTAAGTACTTAATTTCTAGGTTATCATCCTCATAATTCAATATTTTAAGTGATTTTAATTCAGGTTCATCATCTCCAATATATAATACTTTAGGAAGTTTTGCTTTTGATTTTTTCTGTAGGTAATTGTAATGTGATAATGTTAATTCGGTAAATGTAAACCATTCAGGATGCTCGTCATGCATTGCACCAATAAGTATTCCATCTGCTCTATAATCTGGCAGGTATTTATACCCATAGTCATTATATGCGCCAGAACTAACAATGTACTGCGCTAAATCTACTCCTTGAACTTTTGTAAATTCAGGAGCAGCTTGTCTATATGTTAATCCGGTGAAATCTTTTCCGTCAACATTCTGTGAAACTACATGGACTTTTTTGTCTGGATTTTCTAATGAAGTTTTTAAAACATATTCATAAAAACCTTCATGCAACATGTTATCATCATCTAAAAAATAAATCCAACTATCACTTATTTTTTTGATTATTGCGGAACACTGGGGATATAGCATTCCTCCAGCATTCCCTTTTTCAAAATGGTATATTGTTAAATCATCTTTTAAATCACATAGTAATTCTGCATCAATATCTTTAAGATTTACAGTATCAAATACTATGTGCCAATTTATTTCACATCCAGTTGGAACGTTATTAAAAACAGATTCTTTAATCGTTTTTAAATTTTGTAAACGAGTAGTTCGAGTTATTACACTAATTTTCATATTAATTATATTAAGAAAATAAAATTAGTTTATATATTTCGGTACTTATTTAGATGCCGTGTTTGATTCGATTAAACAACATGCTCTTCATGATTGGTAACATGCAGTCGGTATACGGTGGGGCTGCTGTTTTAAATTTTGTGTCAAACCTAAAAAATCTATAAGAGGTACTTTCTAATTTTGCTTTTTCAATAAAATTAGAAATCTCTTTAATCGAATTTTCTAGTTCATCAACTTTCTTTAAATTAAATTCACTCCAATTTATTTTAAAAGATAAAGGTTCTATATAAGAATAGATGTGAATTTTTTGATTTATTATATCAATGTAAAAAATGTACCCTTTAGTATTGAGATGCTTTTTTTCTGGAATTTCGGTAATAGTGCATTGAGATTCAACTAGTCTCCATTTATCTCTAATAATTCGGTATAAGTCTTCTAGTTTTTCAATTGCAATATCACAAACGTCATACATTGAATTGATTCCATCAATTTCCTCAGGATAGTCATACTTTAAAGACATAGTATCTATATCAATCCCAGTAATTATTCTGGTCTTGCTTTCAATTTCGTCTTTTCCGTATTTAATATTGTATAACTTTTCGAGTTCATTTTCTACTTCTAAGATAGCAGAATACAAGCTATTAGCAGAAATCAATTTTTTAATTTTATCGATTCCGGCTAATAGCTTGTAGTACTTTAACTCATAGTCATGAGGTGGCTCTGTTAGCCAATTTGGTGTAAAGACTTTCATACCTATATCTATCTTAGATTTACTAAATTATATAGGTATTTCTATTTTATATTACTATAATCTAGGATTTGGTTCTTTTAGTAACATTGCTCTGCGCTCTGGTTGGTGTTTTTCTAGGATTAATAGTAGTTAATCCCCATTGCAAAATAAACCAACTTGCCTCTTTTTCGGCAGCAACTTTTGAAATTTTAAGCACCTCTCTTATTCTTTCAACAGAATACTTAATAAATGCCTCTTCTTTTTCTGGAGTAGTTTTATAATCCATGTACCATGATGGATTTGTTTTAACATCTTCATATGTTACTCCATGGTCTTTAAGTTGATAGTTAATCAATTCAACAAAAAGTTCTCTTTGTTTTTCTCGGTTTGTCATAATGAAATTAATGAAATAAATGTATTTTTATCGTTTAATCTTACAAAATCAGAGTAGGAAATGTCTATTAAGTATGAATCTTTAAAGTAGGTTGGGGATATTGTGATTGGATACAACTCTGCATCTAATTTTCCTTTAATTATTTTATCCAAGTATTCAAGTTCTCCTTCGTGTATGTAAAAATGAATTTTCATTTATTTTCTAGATTTTGATTTAACTGGATTAATAATCTCGTCGATTATACCATACTTAAGAGCCTCTTCTGCGCTTAACCATAAATCTCTAGTAGCATCTGTCATTACTTGTTCGGGTTTTTTATCACAATAAGCACCTAATAGGTTAAATAGTTCTTTATTTACTTTTTGCCATTCTGCCCAGTCGATTTCAGCGTCTTGAATATTCCCACTGAATCCTCCAGATGATTGGTGTAACATAGTGGTTGAGTGTCTTAGTGAACTTCTCTTGCCTTTAGTTCCAGCGCCTAATAATACTGAACCCATAGAAGCTGCCATACCCGTGTTAACCGTTTTAATATCGGATTTAATCCATTCCATAACGTCGACCATAGAAAGCCCTGATTTTACAGAGCCTCCAGGACTATCAATGTGCATCGTTATATCTCGGTCATCAGTACTATCTAAAAACATTAATTGAGCTTGGACTATAGTAGACATATTGTCATTAACAGGTCCTGCAACCCATAATAATCTATCCATCATTAACCTTGAGAAAATATCCATTTGAGTAGCTCTTAGTTGTCTCTCTTCTAGGATATAAGGTGTCATTGAAGATTCAATTTGGTTTTTATAGTAGTGCATGTTCATTGAACTTATGCCCTTGTCTAGCATTGCATATCTTTCAAATTCTTTTCCGTGATTCATTATAGTTTCTTTAATAGTTTTTTAATTTGCGCGCATCTTTCATATTTTTCATGAAAGGTATAAAATTCTAGGCTTTTTAATATTGATTGTTTATATGAACTCTTTGGAAGTTCTGCATGTTGAATAGCTCCATTTTCATATATAAAATAACAGAGCAGGGTTTCATCGCATTCTTTTTTAATATTCATCTCGATAAAATCGACGATTCTATCATGGAATTCAAAATCGCCCTTGATTGAATCGAAATTCTTTCCATTAATATAGAATTCTGGAATATTTAATTTGGGTTTCATGCACTCAATCATAGCTCTTTTATATTAAGATATTCTGATAATATGTTAATATATTCATCTTTAAGCAATTCATTATCGATTGCAAAATTAATATTATTTATCATCGAAACTCCGAATTTAGTTAATTGCATTATGCCGTTTTCAATATTAAAAATAGGTTCTAATAATTCCATTGAATATTGTTTCTCATGAAGAGGCTCATTAACAATTTTTTCGGCTAATTCAAAATGTCTTTCGTAAAAGTGAATGTTGTCTGCCCAGTGGTGGTATACTCCAAGTTCTAATTCTGGGTAAGTTGATTTTAGCCAAAGATAAACATGTTGATGTACAAACGCAAAGAAAGGGGCATCAAATGTAAGTCCGTAGAATATATCGTTAGAACGCATTTGAACTTTCATATCTAACTTGTTATGTCTGATTGAAAAGTTTAGGTACATAGTACATACAAAATCTTTATTACCTTCAAACTGGTATTTTGGCTGATTTAAGAAAGCAATTGCTTGTCTAGTGTTCTTGTCTGCTTTAAGAGAATCGACTACCCATTGTAATTGTTCTCCGAAAAGAAGAGAACCGTAATTTGAATTAATTTTGTTTGTTCCAGGATTTGTTATGTTTTTCCAAAATCCAGAAAACTTATTAATGTAGTCAATATCAGTATCTTTATAAAGGTACCATGCTAATTCACCGGCAAAATACTTCCAGTTAAATTCTCTACTAGTAAAATTAGCAAATGGTTCTTTTGGATTAATTTGATATCCGGCGTATAGTAATTCGGTTACTTCAAGGTCTCTTGGTTTAGAGACCTCTCCGTGAATTTTTATATCTGAGATTATGTGTTTGAATTGGTGTGAAAGGGTTTTCATATTTCTAATTTTATTATATTATATGATTATTTTACAGAAAGTTTCTCATCTCCTTTTTTATGAGATATCGTGTATGCTTTATTTCCTTTAACAATTTCTTTGGCTAATATACCATCTGCTAATAAGTCTTCAACATACGTTTGAATTGCTCTTTTAAGAGGTCTGGCTCCATATTGTGCATCATATCCATGTTCTGCTAAAAATACTACTGCAGTTTTTGCAATTTTAATAACATAATCTTGCTCTGCCATTCTTTCAATTACTTTTTGAATTTCTATTTCTGCAATTTTAGCAACATCTTCTTGTTTTAATCCATCAAACAATACTATTTCATCCAGTCTATTTAAGAATTCTGGTGCAAATTTGTTTTTAAGTTCTTTTCGAATAACTGTTTCCATTTCCATTTTATGGGAAGTAGTAGAACTTGAACTTGAGAATCCGATTCCAGCTCCAAATTCTGCAACTCTTTTTGCTCCAACATTACTTGTCATAATAATGATAGTATTTGTAAAGTCAATAGTTCTACCAAGAGTATCGGTTAAACGACCCTCATCCAGAACCTGCAATAAGACATTAAAAATATCTGGATGTGCCTTTTCAACCTCATCAAATAGGACTACAGAGTACGGTTTGCGTCGGACTTGCTCTGTTAACTGTCCACCATCTTCATGTCCTTCATATCCTGGAGGGGAACCAATAAGTCTACTTACATTAAACTTTTCTTGGTATTCTGACATGTCAATTCTAATTAAGGAATCCTCGCTTCCAAAATAATATTCAGAAAGTGCTTTAACAGTTTCGGTTTTACCAACTCCAGTAGGTCCTATAAACATAAATGAGCCGATAGGTTTTTTAGATGAACTTACGCCAGTTCGGCTTCTTTTAATAACTCTACATAGACCTTCAACTGCAGTATCTTGTCCAATAATCATGGATTTTAATTCATTTTCCATATCAATAACGATTCTACTCTCATCATCAGTCATTCTTGTTACTGGAATTCCGGTAGATTCTGAAATTACTTCAGCAATATCTTCATAAGTTACTGCCTTCTTATTTAGTCTAAGAGTCTCCTCCCATTCCTTGGTTCTTTTTGTTATGTCTTCTCGTTTGCTTATTTCAAGGTCTCTTAATTTCCCGGCTTTTTCATAGTCTGTAGAATCTGCTGCTTTTAATTTTTGGGATTTTAATTTCTCAGCTTCAATTTCAAGTTCTTTAATAATTTCTGGAATTTTTACCTCTTTTAAATGCACCTTTGCCCCAGCCTCATCCATAACATCTATAGCTTTGTCCGGTAATTCTCTTTGAGTAATGTATCGGTCAGATAGCATTACGCATGCTTTAATAGCCTCAGCAGTGTATGATACAGAATGGAAGTCTTCATAGTTTGGTTTGATTCTATCCAATATTTCGATAGCATCTTCAAGGGATGGTGGGTCTATAAAGATTTCTTGGAATCTTCGGGTAAGAGCCCCATCAGTTTCAATATTTTCACGATATTCATCGATTGTTGTAGCACCAATACACTGTACTTGTCCTCTTGCCAGGGCAGGTTTAAGGATATTACTAGCATCTAATGAACCACTTACTCCACCAGCGCCTACAATCGTGTGAATCTCATCAATAAAGACAATAACATCTGGGTTTTCTTTAAGTTCATCAACAATGTTTTTCATTCGTTCCTCGAATTCTCCACGGTATTTTGTACCTGCAACCACATTGGCTATATTAAGCGCGATTATACGTTTATTAAGAAGAGTCATTGCAACTTTCTTTTCAACAATTCGCTGGGCAATTGCTTCAACCAGGGCAGTTTTACCCACACCAGGATCCCCTAAAATAATTGGATTGTTTTTCTTTCTACGAGAAAGGATTTGACATATTCTATAGACTTCTTTTTCTCGTCCGATGATAGGGTCAAGTTTCCCATCCGCCGCTAGTTTAGTTAAGTCCTCTCCAAATTGGTCAATGAATGGAGTATTTGTTTTCTTGGTCATATTGTGTAGATTAATTTATTATGATAGTATTATAATATGCGCGGATCCCTGCTATGAATGGGTACGGATATTATTAACGGAACGTTGAACACATTCAGGGCATAGAGATGCGGTGGCTTCAGGACTTACAATAGTCCAGTTCTCGCATGGTCCATCTTCAGGCCCGTATTCTGCCCATTTACTCGCTTCCGGTTCTGAATTCTGACAAATCATCGATACGACCTTACGGCCTTTAACTTCGGTCTCTTTAGTTTTCCACATAGTATATTTATTTTAGATTTATATTGAGAACTTTGGGTTTGTTTCAGGGTAGACTTAAAGAACCTTTGAGTTGAGTGAAAATTTTTATTTCTGTAATTCTGACCCGGTCCACCCTCCTATTGCGTGGGAAAATTTGGGTTTCAATCGCAAAAAAAACCATAAAATCCACCAGAACGATTGACCCATTGAGGTCTTCAAAGTACCATTGAGGGACTCTAAATACCATCGGGCGACCGACCCCTAGCCTTCTGATACCCATTGGTCTATTGGTCGTCACATGTCACTGACCGCCTTTTTAAAGTATCAGAATTGGTGTGTCCCTCCTGTAGGTTCTTTATATAATAACGGATGTACTCCTATAGGGTTCGCTAATATCGTATACTATTAGATAGAATAGTTCTCTCTTTATTAGAATCCCTACAGCGCGCCCCCACCCCGCCCCTTTGGGACCCATGGGACTGGAGTGCCTCTTTTTGTTTCTATAGGAATTTTTTGGGATCTTTGAGACCTTAAAGGCATGGAGTACCTCAGATGGGTGAGAGTTGGGTGAGTCCCTCCTCCTTTCACCTTTGAGACCCGGACATCTTTTATATTCTCATAGGACCATTTAGTTTCAACGGGTTCTACTTATTATCACAGTACCCTCAGGTCAATCTGAGCCAACCAAGGGGAATTGGTAACGGTCTTATTGGTTAATTATAGGTTCTATCTGTTTCTAGTAACGGTTGTAACCATTCTATCGGTCCTTATTGGTTCTTTGGTCACCTTCCGGACCGGGTAATTTTTTGGGTAGGGGCAACATTGAGTGCGCAGAGGTACCTATAGGGCTTTGGTGTTTGGATGGACCATTGGCTACCATCGGAGAGCCATCAGAGGACCATTGGCCCTGGAGAGCATTGGAGGGTCCCATACCCGGACCGGGATAACTAGTCCACTTATATGAAACACATTTATCAAAGGTCTATATTAGTTAGGAGTTTCTAGAGTCCTAGAGAGTCATGATCCCTCCCCTTGAGCCCTTTGAAAAGTCCTAGACCCGGCCAGGCCTTTTTCCGGTAATATTGCCGGTACTATTAGGACCAGAAGCCCTAGGGGCCCAAGTCCTATAGGGCCCCCTAGGGATCATGTGTCCCAGGGCCCTATAGGGCCCACCTGTAGTGCAGGCCCTTCAGGTACTACAGGCCCTTCAGGTACTACTTGTTCTATAGGTCATATTAATGTATATACTGTACAGGTAACAACCTGCATTGAAATACATTGACCTGCATGGGGCGCGCCAACAGTTGATTAGCCCGATACGGGTTGAACAATATATTGCCTATAGCGTAATTACATCGATATGCATATTGCACCCTTTGAATATTGTCCATATGCATTGATTATTGCTTATAGGCATTGAGCCGGGCATTGTTCCTGGACATTGTTCCTGGGGTTAATTGAATCTGGGAGAGTTGATTTTCGGAGAGTTGAAACGGACCTTAGGGACAGATGGACCCTTCTGATTATAAGTTGGACCTAGGTCCCCCTGTGGAGCCTTATAAGAGGCCATACCGTTTGTTTTATCAAATGTTGTTATAGGGAATTTAGATGGCTCCGGTACTTTATTATTAGAATTGTCATACGGTGCTATTTTATCCCTTCTTATAGGTTCACCCTCTGGTGCCTTTTTAATATTTTCATTAGGGTCTCCGTTATTATGGCCGAAATCTCTATCTATAGTTCCACGATCGCCACCTGTTTTGTTACTCAGCATGCTGGACATCTGTTGGTCTATAAGTGATTCTTTAAACCCTTTGGATTTGGGTGCTGGAGTTGATGATATATCAGTCTCTTTAGATGCTGTAGGTGCTTGGTCCTCTGTCGATACTGTTTGACGGTCATATTGGAGACCTTGATTGGCTGGGTTATTTGACCTACGGGCACTATCTGACGTAGCCTTATTACCCTGTTGTGTTTGTTGATTAATATTGGCACCTGTGGAGTCCAGTCCAGATGTATCTGGGGAGGCTATAGTTGAGTCTCCTGGGGATGGGTTGATACTTGTCGGTACTGATGAGGTATCTGTTGCGGATGGTCGTGTATCCCCTTTGGCAGCTTGGACCCTATCCCCTATACTAATCTGTTTTATACCTATCTGCATATAGTTTGTCCAGTTCCATTTGGAGCTTTCTGATTTTTTGGAAGTTGTTAGGGTCCTTTAGTTTGGTTTCTAATATCTCCTTGTTAAGTTGAGCAATCCTTGATTCGGTATCCATGGGTAAGGTTTTAGTTATACCTTATATATTAAGCAACTACTGGAACTTGGTAAGGAACATATGCTCTATCAGCCCAAGTACGGGCACCTACTGCACTATATTGTGCTTGGTTATAAAGGTTTGTATTTGAGTATATTTGGTTGATAGTACCTACTGTTAGGTGACCTAGTATGGTTTCGTCTATTATTACGATTTTGTTCCCTATACGGGCGAAGATGGTTATCCATGTATCAAAACCATCTAGACAGAATTCAACCGTCTGTAAGGCACCTTTCTTATACCCTGTGATAATTGCTTCTGGATGTTCCATAAAGTATGCGTTATCCCATTCTCTGGCATCGTTGATAGTCATGAACCCAGCTCTACACTTGGTGATGAATCTGAATTTCCCTTTTGAGAAGTCTTTTAAGTAGTTTACTGTGTTGATTCCGGCAATGTTTACTAAATTTGTCATAATGGTGTTTTGTTTAAATTAGATATGTAAATATAATCAAAATATGGGACACAGGAAACTGTTTTTGCGAAAAGTTATTAACAATTTTTGTTCATAAGTATTTTGAGCCGCTGTTTCGGATATCGTTTAAATTGATTATATTTACATATGAAAAATAACAATATGACATAACGCGCCCTCGGGCAAAGAATCGAAAGATTCGACATGGGCGGTCCTTTAAACCAGGGGAGGAAGAGTAGACTCCGACCTGCTTTATATTTATATAGGCCGAAACTTTAACAAAAATTTAACACTTAAATGTTTCCCCTTTTGAAACTATTGATTATATTTACA